ATCTGAGCGTGCTTACCGAAATGGTGGCCAACCTGCACACGCCGCTGCGGGATAGGGTGGCCGTGGTCAATACGATTCTGAGCCACTACGAGATTGCCACTGCCACAAAAACGGACGTAGATCCAGAAGGGCTGCAACCGAATATTGAAATGCTGTGTCAGGCGCGCGACTGCGGAATGGCGGCAGCAAAAAATACGGAAGATGTCTACTCCATTAACAAGGAGGCGATAGAGAATGCCAAGAAAAAAGACGAAACGCGCTGACGGCCGGTACGAGATCAAGCGCAAAATGCCGGACGGAAAGTATAAGCACTTCTTGGGCGCCACGGTTGCCGAAGCAACCGCAAAGTATGAAGAAGCCTACCGGCAGGCAACACTGGAAGAAAGCAAAAATAACGGCGGTGCTACCTTCCGAGAAATGGCAATAGCATACAAAGATTACATTACAGGCTCGACAAAGCCGGTAAAACGTGGTACAATAAACGCCTACGTCAAGAATATCCCTCCGCTTTTGGAATGCTTTGGCGACACGCCGATGGCTGACATCGACACGCAGGCAGTCTGCGGATATATGGAGCGCATGAAGATGGACGGCAAAGCCTTGCATACCATCACCAACGCTAAAAGCGTGCTATCCTGTATCTTTACCTTCTGGTGTGCCAACTATCACGGTACCAGCAATCCGGTTCTTCTGGCAAAACCACCCGCCGGGATGAAAAAAGGGAAGCGATTAGAGCCGACAAAAGAGCAGCGGGATATCATTGACGCACATCCAGAGGGGTGCGGTTTCTGGGCGCAGCTCTTTGAGTACACCGGGATTCGTCTCGGCGAGGCGAACGGGCTGCAATGGAAAGACGTAGATTTTGACCAGAATGTGATCCATGTGCATTCTGCAATGCCTTGGGACCGTAACCACGCCTATGAGGAAACGCCAAAGTCAGAGAAGGGATACAGAGATGTGCCCATCCTGACGACCTTTCGCCCGATGCTGCTGGAGCAAAAAGCCGGTCACGCAGACACGGACTATGTAATGTCCGGCGAAGCGAAGCCGCTGTCTCAGTCGCAGTATGAGTGGCGCTGGGCGATCTACTGTCGGGATCTCGGCTTGAGTGAGAAACAGGAGAAGCGCGCTAGGATAAAGGATAAGCCGGGCGAGTACAGGGTGTACTACAAGTGGAAAGCCCTTGTTACTGCGCATCAATTCCGGCATTTTTATGCGACTAACCTTTTTTATGCCGGCATCCCGGACATGGTGGCCCAGAAGCTTATGGGTCACGCAGACATTTCAACGACCCGAAAGATATACCAACAGTTGCGCGATGAAGAGGACAAACAGTACATCGCAAAGCTGGATGCGTATGTCCAAAGTAAGAGATAGGTCTGCAAAAAGTCTGCAAAGCTAAGAAAAAACACGACTTGACGCGATATAAAGGGGGTTCGAGTCCCCTCCCTCGCACCAAATGAAAATCCGCATGAATGCTGGAAAATCCAGTGCTCATGCGGATTTTTTGTATTTGCAGCAGTTCGAATACTATCGAATACTAACCGATACTTGCACTTAATTGCTATCCGAAAGTCTGCAAAAAGTCTGCAGACTTTATCTGTGTTCTACGATGAACTCCCAGTACTCGACCAGCTTGCCGTCCACAGCGTCTTTGTCCTGCAAAAACGCTGCAGCCATATCTGCGTAAAAGTTGGTGTTGTCCACGCTGTACATTTTTGCGACTTTACCGTAGTCGCTGTACATCATGTTCATGGCTGCCCAAAAGTCGTTTTTATCGCAGGTTATGCCGCGCTGTTTTGCAACGTCCTGTGTCTGCTCCAGCGTCCAGTGGCAGCCCTTTGTGCCGTCAGCGTTGACCATGCTGTCGCACCATTCCTCTGCTTCATCGTGGGTGAGGTGCTGGCGCGGCATCTTGATGGAGCGGCTGTCTGCACCGCCACGTTCGTACTGTTCAGACCGTTTATCCCAGTCGCCGTTCTGCGAGAAGCCGATTTGCGGCATTCTGCGCCCATTCTCTACGTCAGGGTAGCGGGGGATAGGATAGGGGTCGATGTAGCGGTTCTCCTCCTGCAGATAGTAGGGGGAGCGGTCGTTGCCACCTTCCAGCTTGCGCAGACGGCGTTCCATCTCACGCTCCCTGCGGTCACGCTCTTCCTCAAGTCGGTCACGTTCCGGCTCACGGATTTTGTCGTGTTCACGGAGCATCATCATGCGGCGGAAATTAGTCTTGCCCATAATCTATACCTCCTCAAGAAATGGACGCGGGCGCACCAGCGTGGGAACGGCAGAAGCAGCCAAGATATTTGAACGTTCCGGTGCCGGTTGCAGACGTTGCAACGCGGGTGGCGTAGCGGGTGCGTGTGTGGATGCTCTCGGCGGTTGCCTGAGCGCAGTTGCAGTCGGTCAGAGGGTATGCGGTCGTACCTGCGCCGATGGTAATGACCACAGGGGCGTTGATGGTGGTCGTGTCCGGGATGCTCTGGGCAACTACGATGCAATACTTCTCTCCGTTCTGGTATGCGCCAGCGGGGATGTTGATGGTCAGCGTGTCATTGGCGAACGTCACCGCATCCGAGATGACGAGGTGCGGGCACAGACGGCAGCTTGTTTTGCAAGCCATAATGTTTTCCTCCTAAAAAATCAGGGGCAGAGGTGTCTTACCCCTGCCCCGATAGTTCACCCGGTGTTATCGGGGAGTGTGTTGGTTAGCAGCCGCAGCAGTTCACGCCCACGTTGGGGTTTGCCACCTGATAAGCGGGAATCGGACGAGGATTGACACGGTTCAGGATGGTATCAGTCTGCTGGGACATCACGGTGGTCAGAAGCGCATTCTGACGATCCTGAGAAGCGGCGAACTTGAGGTTCTGGTTCTCAGCGGTCAGGGTGGCGATCTTATCCTGCGTGAAGTAGTCCATCATAGCGCGGTAGTTTGCGTTACAGTTGTCGATAACTGCACGGGTATTGTCTGCGATAGCCTGCCGGGTAGCGCAGTCCTCCGTTGCGATGGTGTACTTCAGGTCGCCGATCAGCTGCTTGTTCTCGCAGCAGCAAGACGCCAGCTGCGTGGCAAGTGCGGTCTGACCAGCCTGCCGTGCGTTGCCCTCCTGCATGATGGCAAGGTTGATGGCGTTGTCACCGTTGGACACGCTGCGTTCCAGACCGTTCACCAGCTGTGCGTTCTGGTAGCCAAGCTGACAGATGGCACTATTCACGCCCGCAAAGCCGTTTGCGATGTTGGCGTTGACGCCGTTCATCTGTGCCAGCTGGTCATAGCCCAGAGAGCAGATACCGCTCTGGATGCCCGCCAGAGAGCGGGAGGTATCCTGCTGGTAGAAGCCCTCAGACAGAGCCGCGCGAGTGTCGTTGCCGCCCTGCCCGGTTGCGCCAGTGCCGACCAGATAGGGGATGTAGGCGTTCATGCCGTTGTCACCGCCGTTCCGGCCATAGCCGTTTGTACCCCAGCCGAAGATGATGGCGAGGATAATAACCGCCCACAGACCTTCGTTGCCGAAGAATCCGCCGTTGTTATTGCCGCCGTCCTGCCCAGCCAGATAGCCAGTTGCAAAATCGTCCATAACAAAACTCCTTTCAGTTTTGCGTTATGCCATCCCACCGCCGTATGCGATGGGCGAAGCCAAACAAATGCGGTTTTTGTCAAGTCCGCAAAACTGAGAAGCGTTTCGCTTAGGTTATCGGGGCAGCGTCAGGTTCAGGGCGCTTGCAAGTTGGTTCAGGTCGATGCCACGCTCTTTGGCAAGGTTCTGCGCCATCGTTCGGAGCTGTGCTTCGTTTTTGCCCTGAATCAGGTTCAAGCCCTGCATGATAGGAGCATTCTGCCCGCTTAACTGCTGGATAAGCCCCATCGGGTTCTGCCCGGCACGAGCCAGATTTGCAAGCTGCATGATAGGGCTGTGAGTAATCATATCAAACGGAGAGGGCATTTTTATTCTCCTTTCTTTGCTGTGGCAGTGGGCTTAGAAAAGCTTTTTTGCCATTTTTCCAGTTCATCCAGCCGGTGGACGAGAGCGTTATACTCTTCAACAGGCACATACTGCTGTGTCGGTGCAGCGGTCTGCTGTGCCTGTTGTACTTGCATTTGCCGCCATGCTTCCGGGCTGTAAAATTCCTGCACATAGGATTCACAGGTGTCCGGATTGAGCCGCTTGCAGTAAATCACACCGCTGCGCAAGTCCGGGCAGTAGGTCGGTCTGCCGTACAGGTCGGATGGTATTGCCAAAAACTCCTCTCTGCTGGACACGGGTCTACCAAGCAGCCAACCGCCGTCTTGTGCCGACTGCTGAACAGGCTGTTGCCCATTCATCGGCTGCGGACGCTGCGGTTGCGCCTGCTGCATCTGTGCGTTTGGCAGGGGAGTGGTAAGCCCAACTGTGCCCATGCCGCCGTAAGGATTTACAGGCTGCTGCGGAACGTAGGGCGTTCCGGGTGTCGGATAATAACTCATAATGCATCCCTCCTGATGTGACCAGTGTACTGCATCAGCAAAAAGCAAAAGACAACGAACGTACAACGAAGGACAAAAAAGCGCCCACACTGCAAAAGGGCAGCGTGGGCAAAAAATACGTTCAGCGGGTATAATATTTTTGAAAAAAGCTTGACCTTTTATACCCAATGGGTGTATATTATAGACAGTAAAGGAAACCAAAATCGCGCAAAAAAGGAGATAGCTACCATGACCAGCTTTGAGACCAAAAAGAAGATCGTTCTTGCAGGCAACAGCCGCATTTTTAACGACTGGGCTGCTCACTCCACCATCACAATGGACGAGTTTATTTCGGCGCTTCAGTGGCTGTGCGAGGACGCATTGGACGAAAACGGCAAGCTTACCCGGGAAATCGCGCTTGCTCCCGACCGCATCGTGAAGCTGCGCCGCGTCAACGATGGTCTGAGCATGACCGCCTTCTATGAGTATCCCCGCGACAACGGCGGCGATGGAGAGCTGGGTTCTCTCTGGAGCGGCGAGAAGTTCCCTGATGGCTTTGTGCGCAAAATCAGCCTGTCCGTGAAAGACCGCGTTTGAAAGGAGTATACCATGTATAGCAACGCTGAACTTTTTATTATGGCAAGCAATCCGCGAGCCGTAAAGGAGATTTTTTTGAATAACGTGACGCTCAGCGCCGAGGATGGCGCTTCCGGCTGTATCGACCTGGACGCCGAAAAGGAGCGGCTGTCTATCATCTGGGATCTGGCACACCTGCCCATGCGGGATCTGATCTCCCGCACCGGAATGTCGCAGACCGCTTTTGCAAGATGCGCGGGCATCCCGCTGCGCACGGTGCAGAACTGGTGTGCCGGAAGCCGGGACTGCCCGGCATACGTCCGCTTTTTGTTGGCTGAGCACTATAAGCTGCTGTAAAACAAAAAATCCCCCACTTTGCCTACAAAGTATCCCGCGTGGAACGTAGGGCTTTGGCAAAGCAGGGGATTTTTTATGCCGCCAAAACGGCAAAGTCTAAAATCAAGAGCGGAACCGCACAAAAAGAAAAGCGGCAAGCCCGAAAGCATGCCGCTTTTGAATTGTCAGAGCAAAAGCTCAAAACTAATCCCTAGACGAAACTATTATATCACGCACTTAGCATTTTTTCAATGCCTTTCAGTCGGTAGCCTATCGCCGTCCGACTGTAATGTGTCTGTGCTGCAATGTCCGGCAGCGGGAGCCGCTCAACGTACCGCAGTAAGGCTATCTTACGGTCTACCCTCCCAAGCGGTGCGCTTTTGATGGCGGCGGTCATCTGCTGTCGGTCAAGTCCTTGCAGCGCAGCGGGCAGCACTACACGAGCCGCCGCCACAGGCAGCACCGAGCCAGAAGGGCTGCGGAAGCTGTCCGGCGTTGCGCACCATATTGACAATGACGGCAAAATGGTCGATTTTGTTAAGGCCAACAAAATCGCAGACCATTTTCGTGATGTCCCGAAATTGTTCTTGTGCGGCGTACATCCCGGTGGCGTCACCGAGATGACGGTATGTAGTGCTTGCCATGATATCCTCCTTATTGCTTTTGCAGGGCTGCTCTTGCCCGGTCAAAGAAAAACTGGATGACCTTGCTCATGGTCTCTTCGGTGATTGCCCACGAGACAAGCCTGCCCCACCGGCTGTTGTCCAGATAGTGGCGCAGCATCTTGACACACCACGACTTGCGCTCTGCGCCGCGCTTGGTGCCCTGAATCTCACGCTCTGCCTGGTCGATCAGGTCAAGCACAAGCGTCCTGACCGCCGCGCCGTAGCCCAGACGGATAAGCCCCAGCACAAGCGACACAGTGCCCACAACGATGAGCACCAGCGCCAGCCACGCGGGCAACGGGGTGAGAATTGTGTTAAGAATGGTTTCCATGTGTTACTCTCCTCTCTCTTTTTCGAGGTCTTCGATGCGGTGGTTTGCAACCTTGATTTGTTCTTCCAGCACCGGGATGCGCTGGGCAAAGTTGTTGTGCGCCCGCACTTCGCGGGTCAGCTCTTCCAGCTTGGTTTCGGTAACAGCCTGCTGCTTGTCCAGCTTGGCGTCCATGCTCTGTGCGGTGCGGTTGTTGGAGACGATCGCGCCGATCAGGCTCAGACCGCCGGTGATGATCGCTACGATGATTGATTCGCTCATTTGCCCTCCCGAAGACGGGTCAGACCCTTCTTTGCGATGATTTTAGCGTAGTCCTTGTAGGGCACAGACAAGTCCACGCCGGAAATCTTGCCCGGTATCGCGTCCACAACACCGGGAATCTTGCCCTTGCTGGTGTACTGCCACAAGCCGAACGGCCAGCCCGGTTCAGGCTTCTTGCTGCGGTAGGCTGCCAGCCACACGTCATAAGGCTTGAGTGCAGCGCCGGTCATGTACAGGTTATCACGGCCAAAGTACAGCCCGGTGTACAGCATGGCGTAAAAGCCCCAGCGCTCCACAGTGCCCAGCGCATGGGCGGCAATGTCCGTCAGGGTCTGCTTGTCGAGCGGTGCTTGCACATACTTGTCCTCAATGTCCACCGCAACGGGCAGCTGCACGGTTTTGCCGGTCAGCACCTTGCGCAGCAGGGCAAGTTCTGCGTCAGCCTCTGCTGTGTTGACCGCTTTGCAGTAGTAGTACGCGCCGCAGGGGATGCCCAGCCGCTGGCACTCGGCGTAGTTGCGCTCAAAGTCGGGGTCGATGTACGGCTCACTGGGATTGTCCTCTGCGCTGTTGCCCAGAGCCCGCAGCATCACGCCGGAGACAAGGCCGCTTGTCTTTACCTTGACCCAGTCGATGTTACCCTGCCAGCGGGAAACGTCCATGATAGGTCTCATACTCTGCTCCTTAATACTTTTCGTCGGTAATCTCTTCATACTCTTCTGCGGTCAGGCGCTGGGGCTTGCGCTGCACAAGGATGCGCAGCATGGCCTTAGACCAGCGGCCCGCCTCGTACTCGTCTTTCGCTTTGCCGAAGATCGCGCTGTGCTTATCACTCATGGCTCATGCCCTCCTTGTCTGCAGCCTCGTCCTCAATGGGCACATCGGCCAGAATGCACAGGAAGTCCACCATAGACGCGATCTGTGCCAAATCCGCGTCCCGGTTTTCGTTTTCGGCGGCGGTCTTGATGTCGCCAGTGTTGTGAACAATTTTCATGTAGTTATCCCCTCCAGCAGAGTTTTAACGTATTGATCCATGCGCTGCAGCAGCTGCTGCGAGTTGCCTTTAGCGGCATGGGCTTTCCATGATCCATACTGCTCATACAGGGCAGATGCCGGTTTCTCTCCTGCCTTGATGAGCTGGGCAAGCCGAAACAGGCGCTTGCGCTCGGCCTTGACATTCTGCGGGTCAACGGTCATAACGACCTTGCCCGCCGGGGTCAAGCGGTAGATGAAACCTAGAAAACGGAATCCATCCTTTAGCCTGACGATCTTGGTCTTGGTCGGGTGCAGCTCCATGCCATCGGCAGCGTACCGGGCGCGGATCGCCTCCCGCCACTCCTCAAGCCGTGCCTTGTCGTGGTGGATGATGAGGCTATCATCCATAAAACGGACGTACTTTTTCGCCCGCAGGCGCTCCTTGATGTAGTGATCTATGGGGTCGGGCACCGAGATCCCGGCAAGCTGCACCATCTGGCTGCCCGGATTATAACCGGCCTCGCCGGTATATTGACGATCCAGCACCTCACGCACGCGGTTATGCACACTTGGCGGCAGATGCCGCTCAAAGCAGCGGTTTGCCACGTCATGGGGCATCGTGTCGTAATAGTGCCGGATATCTACCAACAGCACATAGCCATCAGCGCCGTGCTGCCGGTATTCGCGCTCCATCATGAGCTTGACCTGCTTGCGCGCCCAGTCGGTACCTTTGCCGGTCTGACAGGCCGCGTTTTGCCGGATGAAGCTCCGTGTCATTGCTGGATAAACAGCATTGTCGTTGAGAGAGCGCTGGTATACCCTATCCCGAAAGCCATTCGCAACCGCTGTGCGGGGCTTGGGATAGGTGATTCTAACTTTGATTGTTGGCCGTGCCTTGTATGTACCTGTCGCGAGCTCCTTTTGGAGTTTCAGGATCTCGTCCATCCGAAACAGGTGAAACCGTCCAACGCTTGCCTTGCGGCACACGCCTTTGGCGCACTTGCCCTCGGAATTATACAGGGCATCGAACCCGATTATTATTTCTTCTTCTTGCACTGATTTTTTCAGCTCTCCTCGCAAGGATCTGCCGGGTGATAGCGGTCAACACCCCGCAGGGTGGCCACGTCCGGCTGATATTGTTCGTCTGCCAGAGGACAGACATGGCACTCGGCTCCTTGCACGGCAGTTTTTGCCCGGCCTCTGCTATGCAGGGGCTTTTGTGGGCGTGCTGCCGTCCAATCCGGGGCGCAGCGATTCGCGTTGATCGCGTTCCAGTTGTTGACGTTGCCGCTGGAGTTCACGTTGAAGGCATTGTTGCCGTTGCCACGATTCGCAGAGCGCAGCCGCACATTGCGGCCCATTAGCCTACAGCCATTTTTATGTCAAAGCGCTTTTGCACGCTTTGCATCACTCTCGTGCCAGTCCCGGCAACGCTGCCGGATATCGCGCACAGTGTTGCCCCAGAAAGAGCACCGTTTGCCAGAAAGGTGGTAGCTGGCTTTTGCCATGTCTATCTCCGCCAAAAGGACGGTGCACAGCCGGACGGCGTGCCTTTGAAGCTTAAAGCGCTCCTCTCTTTCGTTCGGCTTGTCCAGCCGGAGGTCGTTTGCTCCGAAGATATCAAAAAATATCCGGTCTGCCGTAGCGCGCAGTTGACCGGGAAGGCTTGCGTCAATTTCGAGGTCAAACACTTTCGCGTTTTTGGTGATCTGTCTGGTATACAGTGCCAGCTCACGCGCGTCAAGCGGCAGCGTGAATTTATTGTCCGGTATCTGGTCTTTGCGCATTGCCATGGGATAGCACTCACTTTCTCACCGGGCAAGGGATTGCCCGGTGATTATTTAACAAGATTGGTCATTTTGCAAGCCGGGGCGCAGCGAATCGCGTTGACCGCGTTCCAGTTGTCGACGTGGCCGCTGGAGGTCACGCCGAAGGCAATGTTGCCGTAGCCACGAGTCGCAGAGCGCAGCCGCACATTGCGGCCCACAGTGCGCTGTGCAAGGTCGCGGGTGATACGCAGCGGGTAGGTCTGCCACAGAGCCTGCGGGGTCTTTGCGCCGGTGCGCTCCTTCCAGTACGGCCAGTATGTACCCTCGCCACTGACCTGCGGAGAACAGTAGATCTCCTCCAGCGAGGGCAGGAAGATTTTGTCATAGGTCACCACAGCGCTGCCGTCATCGGTGACGGTGTTGCCGTAGGTCACGACCTTCACGCGGGTCAGCGCGTTCTTGAAGTCATCCGAGAAGCCAGCAAGGAAGCCGGGCACGGTGTCCGCCTGATCGGGCTTCATGTCCCATTCATCTTGCGGCTGCCACCACGCACCAGCGGGTGCATCGCTGTTGAGGTACTGGCGGTATGCGGACTTATACCACCGGTTATCGCCGTAGCCAACCGAATGCAAGCCGTTCAGCTTGCCGTTGGGCTTTGCGAGGAACGTGCCGATGTTCATGCCAGCATCGCCAGCAGATACGTTGCAGGTCTCCAGCAGTTCAGACTTATTTTGATCCTTGTAGACGTAAACCTTCCAGCTGGTGGGAGCGGTATCCGGTGCATTATAGAAGCCGGTCAGGCGTGCGCCTGCGGGGGCGTTCTTGGTCAGGGTAAACTGATAGACAGTGCCGTGCTTGACGTTGGTGCCCCAGTCCAGACCCATCTTGACGTTGTAGGTGCCAGCAGCAAGGCCGGATTCTTGCACCACATAAAAGGCCTGATATGCGGAAAACTGGATATCCTCCAGAGACGCATAGTGCATCTGCAGCACCATTGCGGGTGCGGTGGTGCCGGTCTCACCCTCGGCGATATCATCCGCTTTTACCACGTCCCACGGGCAGTCGTAGACTTTGCCGTCCTTGCCGGTGTAGGTGTTGACCAGCTGCGTGCCCACCGGAAAAACCGCCGGTGCGTTACCGGCAGCCACCACGGCCTTGATGCCGTTATAGTCCATCTCCTCCACCACGCCTGTCTGTGCGCGCGCGATCACGCCCAGCGAGCTGGACATACCCAGCAGGGCGGCGGTCATCTGGTCAAGCTTTTTGCCGTTGTCTTTTGCGGTCTGATCCAGATAGACCGGATCGGTTACCATAGTTTCAGCCATGTGTTTTGCTCCTTTCAGGATTTAACATATTTCATGCAGACTTTGCCGTCAACCACGACAAATCCGCAGGATTCGAGGGCTGCGGTGCGCGTATCCAGCGCCTGCTCTGCCTGTTCCGCGCGGGTGGTTTCGGCAGTTATGGCAGTGTCCAAGCGCTGCTCCTCGCCCTTAGCGCGGGATGCTTCAGCGGCAATCCCGTCCGCGTTCGCCTGTTCAGCCGCCTTTGCCCGCTCCGTTTCCTCCGTGATTTTAGTGGATAGGGCGTTTTCGGCGGCTTGTGCGCGCTCGGCCTCAGCCGCGATGTTGTCAGCATTGGCCTTTTCCGCTGTTTCCGCGCGGGAAATCTCCGATGCAAGGTCATCCCTTACGCCCTGAACCGCATCACCGACAGCCTTTGCATCCGCAGCCTTGCCGGAGAGGGAGAGGGTGGGGTCGATCGTGTTTTTGAGCTCTTCAACCGCCTGAATCACCTGCGTCCAATCCGCATTAGAAACCTGCGTGATGTAGAAAAAGCTTTCAATTTCTGCGGTGCTGTCATAGCGGTCGTTTTTGCAGTCGCACTCGATAGGCCAGCTCTTGAGCATATAGCCTTTTCCGGTCGTCACACAAAGCACGATGCTCACATGACCCGGCACCTGCAGTGCCTGACGTGCGATCTCGCAGGTGACAACGTTGCCGGACACGGCACAAGCTGCCCGCTTGCCTGCACCGTCGTTGATGGTATCGTACCAGCCCTGATTCTGGGGGCCGAAGCCGCGGTACATGATGCTGTAAGCGGCTCCTTCAGGCGCAGTGTATGCCTTTCCGTTTTCATACAATGTTGCCTGAAAGAACCGGCTCTGGCTGTCGTTCTCCACCGCGCTGATGTGCTGCGGCAGGCCGGGATTATCAAAATCAATCCTGATTTTCTGCATTTGCTTCCTCTCTTTCCTCCGGCAGCGGGCTAAAAATTAAATTCTGCCCGTCCCAGATATAGTCGTTGCCGCCGTTGCTGTTGGCCGGGAAATCCTCAAAAAGCAGCTGATCCGGCGGCAGCGTTTTGGGGATGACGCTTTTCAGCGTCCAGCCTCCGTTTTTGATACGCCCATCCGGGCACACGGTGCACTGGTATAAGTAATCTTCTTTTTTCACGATAGCCCTCCTTACAAAAAACCAAAAAGCTCTTGCGGTACACAAACGGCGTTGTTGGTGGCCCATCCATCAAACGTTGGCGTCTCCAGATCTATGTTAGTCCAAATAGTACCAGTGAGCGGACTATATTTGGATGTTCGCTCTTTCCCAGGACCAAACTCAATGCTGTCCTGATAAACTGTGATGTTCCGAAAGTGTGGTGTGTTCCACGCATACATAAGCGTGTAGGTCTTTCCGTTTACCGGTATGATGCTGGATACTCTGCCGCCGCTGCCGCCGCCCGCAAACCATGTAGTGCCTTTTGTGCTTTCGTAAGTGATCAGGATAGCGGAGTAACCGGTAAGGTCAACAGATATCGTTTGTTCCTCTAAACTTTTGAGAGGCTCTTTTGTTGCTTCGTTTTGCCAGACGCGAATGGGTTCCAGATTTTTTATTCCGTGAAACTCCAGTCCTTTTTCGTTTATCGTGTAATTAAAGCTTCCGGGCCCGAACTGGATGCCGCCATCGTCCGTTTCGCCAATGTAGTCTGTGGCCACACGGCTTGCATCAACAGCGCGGTCGTTCGTGGTGCTCATGCGGTTGCGGTCTTTCACGGTAGTTCTTGCAAGCTTTTCGCTTGCCTTGCCTACATAGATCGAGGCGTACCGGTCGTGAACAACGTCATAATCGGTCTTTGTCACTCTGGCCAGCACATTCACGCCAAGGCGCAAATAACGCACCTCTACCGTATCGCCGCGCAGAATGACCTTGTTCTTCTGGTCTTTGTACTCTACGGTCTTTTCCAGCTGCACATAGCTTACGGTCAAGCTCGGCTCTATTTTCCCGATCTGGTTTTTAGACAAAAATTCAGTGGTAGCTTTCCGCATACTGGCATCAGAGGGTGCTTTCTGGAAGTAGCTGGTCAGGTCCAGCGGGTAGATCTTCTGGTATCCCTCGATATCAGACGCTTTTATGGGGTCCAGCGCGTAAAACTTACCCTTTTGTGCATTTGTCCAGTACGGATAGACGTGGGTGTATACGTTGTCGATGTTTTTTTCCTGCGTGACGTCCACCAGATTCAGACCGTATGCAATGACTGCGCCCCGGTTTACCTCTTCTTTCAGCCGCAGCGTGCACTTTAAGCCGTCAAACTCCCAGTAGCCAAGGTAGGTGTCTGCAATGCTGCTTCCGCCGTTGGAGAGCATCGCAGCGCGCACAGTCACCGGTTTTGTGACCGAAAACTCTTTATCATTGTCGTAATCCGCAGAAATCTCAAACTTACAGTCTCCCACAATGTTTGCATTCAGCTTCTGTATGGTCTCCCTGAGAGATTTTGCGCTAAACGGCTTCACGATGCAGTTGCCGAGGTCATACGAGATATGGTGCGCAGACACCTGAAACCGTCCATTCATAGGGCGATTGATGCGATAAATGCGGAAAAGCTGCCGGGTTTCGTAGCTGGAAGGCCGTGCGCTGATGATACGCCGCTCCAAAAGCTTTTCCGCGTGAATGCCGGTCACCGGGTACTGTAAGGTCAGGTCATACGTTCCGTTTTCCTCGCAGCTAACAGTGCATTCCAGCGCATCCGAAAGCGTACCATATCCAAAATTGCCCACGGTAGTCACATTTTCATCATGTAAAACAGGTTTCATAACGTCCACCACCTTGGCATGATCTTCACGGTCTGGATACCGCCGCTCCACTGGATAAGGTTTTCACCCGCTGCCAGCTCCGGCCAGATGCCGCCGGTCACCGGGTTTGCATTGGTGCCGTCCTCCAGCCATGCGTTCCACGTTTCCGCATCGCAGTACACAGTTTTATCGGCGGGCGGCTTCATGCCGAATGCTTTTCCATTTATCAGCAGCTCGCCCTCTTCGCCGTTTCCGGTCACCTCAAAATAGGGCAGTGCCACCTGATCCAGCGGGTTGAGCAGCACCTGACCGTTCGTCATGCCCTGCAGCTCCTGCCCGGACCACAAAAAATGCCGGGGGTCGCAATCAAACCCAACCGTAAACCGGCCGTACTTGTCCAGAATATTGCTGGTATCGCCCATCTTTGCAATGCCGCGATAAAAATAATCCGGGTCGTATCCGTCCGAGAGGGGATATGCACCCGGTGTACCGCAAAGCCACGCCTTAATGCTGCGCAGCTGCTCCGGGGTAGGGTTTCTGCCGTGGAAATACAGCTGATACGACACCGTGATATTCTCATACTGCCCCTGATCCGCGTGCAGCTTGCCGTTCCGGCCTGCAACCTCGTACTCCTCATACTTGCGGTTCGGGGTCGGGATGCTGGGTTTGTGTTCGATATGGCAGCAGTATTCGGTGCTGCTGTGCCCGTTAAAATACAGGTACTTCTCCACTGGCTGCCGCCTCCTCGTTGATCATCTGTGTAAGTCGTGTAATGGTGTATTGGGCAAAGCGCTCCTCGTCCATGCCCTCAGACGGGTACACATTGACGTTAATGCCGCCCATGCGCACCGTGCGGGAGTTGGTAGCCACCTGTGCAAAGCCGTTTGCGCTGCCCACATCGTACTGCAATTGCATTTTCAGCTTTCCGCCAAGGTCTGCGGCAGCCTCCTGCAGCAGGTAAGCGTTGTCGCGGATGCCGTCCGCCATGCCTTGGATCATATCAGGCATCCACTTCTCGTACTCTCGCAAGGGCCCTTCGTCTGGGCGCGAAAAATGCAAAAATCCCTTTATAATGCCGCCGATCCACGAGACTGCCTTTGTGATAATACCGCCACCGCCCAGAATGCCCTGTGCAAGGCCGGTCACAAGGTCAGCGCCCCAGCTTCCTGCCTCGGTGCTGATGGAAGTGCCGAGCAATTTTCCTGCGATGCCAAATATTCCACCGGCAAGTGCTCCCGCCCAGTTTCCGGTCAGTTGAAAGCCCTGTGCAGCGCCGGTCAGGCCACTGATAAGCGTTCCCGGGACGTCGATGTTTTCCCAAAAGCTATCACTTGCGCGGTAGCCCTGCGCAAGATCGCTGAACCATTGCCCCAGAGGGCTTTTTGTCAGGTTGCTTGCAACCTTTTCCAGCCCGCCCAGATTAGTATCCAGATCCAGCACGAACTTAGAGAAGCCGCCCAGAGCGCCCTCGGTGTATTTGATGCTGGTGTTCAGGTCGGTAACCTTTTCGTTGACGTCCGTTACAATGCCGTTGGTGTAAGTGGTGGTGCGCTCTACGGTCTGTTCCTGACCCTCCACAATGCGCTTATAGCAGTCCGTAACCACCTTTGTGGCAGATACAACAGTATCTTCCAGCGCGCCGGTCTCAGCGTTAAGCACTTTCTTGGTTTCGGTAGAGGTCTGGGCAGTCCGGCTGACGTAGCCAATAGCTTCGTCTATCTCCGCTTGCGCCGCCGTCAGGGTCTCCGCACGGGTATGGACGGACTTTTTAGCAACCTCATCTGCAATGGAGCTTGTCACCTTTTCAGAGGTCACAACGCCGTCCGTCAGGGTCTGCACCCGCTTAAACTGCGTTTCAACGCCGTCCACCATTTCCGTCCAGCTGTCCGTGATGGTCTGGACAGTTTCGGTCGTGGTGCCCTTCAGCTTCTTGGTCGTGCCATCATAGACGTTGTAAGTATTGTCAGCCGTTTCCACTGTGCGGCTGATCGCGCCCACAATGTTTTCCGTGCCCTGCAAAAGCTGCTTAGAGGTGTTGGTAACGGATTTCGCCAGTTTTTTGGTGTCCTGAGCGGTTTTTGTGGTAGTCCTTCTGCCGCCAGAGCCGCCGCTTCTGCCGCTTCTACCACTGCCGCCGTTTCCACCACTGCTGCCGGAACCATCATACTGCGGCACAACAATTTCCGGTTCAGTGTTTTGCTTTTTCTGACGTCCCGCGCCGCCGCCGAACTTGCCGCCGCCCATCCCGCTAAACTTCGCGGTTTTCATTCCGTTGATAAAGCCGTTGACGATACCTTTTGAGATGTTCCAACCGACCTCAAGCCAGTTTGTGGTCAAAATGCCATTTGCTGCTTTGGCTGCAAGCGTTTTTGAGGCATTCCACATATCCTGCCCAAGGCTGAGCACACCACGGACCATCTGCCCGGTAAGTTCCGCACCGGATGCAAGAATGTCTGGGAATTTTTCAGCCACACCGCCAATAAAGCTGCCGGTAATGGTCACAGCGCTTTCCAGCAGCTTCGGGGCATTCTGCACAACACCGGATGCAAGGTTTTCGGCGATATCCAGCCCGGTATCCAGCACGCCGTCCATGTTGTTGACGGCGTAATCCGTAAAACTGTCGATGGCCTCGCCCGCCAGCACGCCGCCGGTCTCCACCATGCTTGCAACGCCGCCGGTCTGCAAAGAATCCGTCAGCTCCTGCACCCAGCCGGTGGCAACGTTGACAAGCTCTCCCTCGGTAGACGCAACCCCTTCTGTCAGTGCTCCGGCAAGCTGTGTGGCGTTGTCCTTCAGGGTGGAAATTCTGCCGTCCAGCGTCTGGCTCTGGGTCTCCATTGCGCCGAAATACCGCCCGCCCTCTTCAGATGCAGACAAAAGTGCGTTGGTCAGCAGGTCATAGCTGATCTTCATTTTCTGCACATCTTCGGTGGACTTCCCGGTATAATCGGCAAGGATGCCGTACACGTCAATGCCAGCATAAGCAAACTGCTTGATATCGGCGCTGGTCGCCTTGCCTGCGTTTTTGATCTGCTGCAGGTTTTGCGCCATGCGGCTCAGTTCATCATTGCCGCCGCCGGTCGCCTTTACGGCATCGCCCAGCGCCATGACCACGTTGCGCGCAGACTGCGCATCTACGCCGGTGGAAATAAGGAGCTGATTTGCCTTTACAAGCCCTGCGGTGTCAAAAGGAGTTTTGGCAGCGTCCTGTTTTATCTGGTTAAGCGCAGATTCTGCTTTATCCGCGCTGCCCAGCATATTTGTGAACGCAACCGTGTATTGCTCCATCTGGGAGTTATAGTCAACGCCGGTGCTGATCACAGATTTTCCGGCATCAACAACCGCAGAACCTACTTTTTCCAGCGCGCTAGCAACGAGGTTTCCTTTTGTCACTGCACCGGCTATGCCGTCAAAAATTCCGGCTTGGTTAGCATTCCCAAAATTTTGGACGCTTTCCGTCGCATCGTCGGTTTTAGACGCGAACTCCCCAAGGCCGTTTTCGGCATCGCGCAGGCGGCTTTTTAAGGTTTCCAACTCCGCATTCGTCTTATAGACCGCAGTCCGGTAAGCCGACGCCTGTGTGCTTGCGCTGCCATATTTTTCAGTGGCCTGCAGCAGCATACCCTTCTGGGCGTTCAGGGCGTCTGTCTGCGCAGCGATCTGCTTGCGCAGCACTGCCGCTACCGAGGATGCGCGCTGTTCTGCGGAGGTGTTCTCGTCCATAGATGCCGTGGTAGACCTCAGCTCAGCGGCATACTCTTTCTGCCGGGCAATGATGTTTTGCATCTGCTGCCGGTATTCTTTTTCGCCCTCAACGCTTATTTTGGGGCCAATATCCGTTTTTGCCATGGTTCACCTCCTTACCGTATTTTTTCCAGATCGTCTACGGTGGCGTAGAGCTTCTGGTTTGCGCCGTTTTCTATCTGCATACACGCCATATAATCCAACATACGGCCCACTGGGCACGAATGCACCTGATGCTCATTCATGCCCAGTTTGCGGCCGTAAAACAGAAACCACGCTCTGTTAAGCTGTATTACATGGCGCTTTCCGCGTTTTTTGCGCTGTTGTCCGGTTCAGCTTCCACCTCGCGGCCGGAGCCGCGCGCAATTGCGGTAACGCAGTCGTTCCACAGTGCGCGGCACTCTGCCCACGTCATGCTCTTTTCCAGCTCCGCAGCAGCAGGGAAGTCCGGCAGGCTCTGTGCCATGTCCTGAAATTCCTTATCGTTGGATTCTGCCGCCATCTCCCGCACATAGTCCCGGCCTGCATCCGCAAGCACGGGCGCAATGGTCAGTGCTGCCTTTGCAAGGTCGGCAACGCGGCCGGTTTTTGTGGCTTCCTTGGCAACGCCAAAGATATTGTCCACTGAGCCGTAAGTGCTTTCCAGCACGGAAAGCGCCTTGATGGTCATGCACATGGGGTACTCATTGCCCTTGACGTGCGCGAATACGATGTACTTGTCCTCGATCATGCTGCACCTCCCAGTGCCTTCTTGATAAACGCAACCGCCGCTGCCTCGGTGTCAAACTCCTTCTTGGGGATGATCTTCCAACGGTTCATGGCGCTATCATCGCGCATGATGCTGAAGTCCAGATCCTGGGTCTGCCAGTCGATCTGCTCACCCTGCGTCTCGGCATCGTCTTTGGGCACCTTAAAGCGGATCTTGCACAGGACGATTGCCTTCCACATGCTCTTGCCGTCTTTCTGCACCTTCTTGACTGCGCCCAGCCCCAGATAAGGCGGCTCCATAGATGCGCCGTACTCGTAAGTCTCCACCGCGGTGCCCTCGTCCGGCGTTACGGAGTTACCGGCTTTCAGACCCATGATGAAGGCCTCTTCCTCTGCGGTCAGGCCGTCCACGGTGCAGGTGCCGCTGCCATCGGTGAAGGCAGAGCCGGTCTCGGTCTCTGCCAGCCGGTCATCGGCGTAAAACTTGTTGTCATCACTGGTAGAAATATCGGTGCTCATGCTCACCGAGCGCCCCAGCTTGCGCACGCCGCTGTAGGACACAACGCCGCTCTCAGAAGCGTAAGTAGCAATATGCACATTGGAAAAACCAGTAGTTACCATGTGTTTTCTCCTTTCATACAAAAAAGCAGGGTGTCCACTGTGGACACCCTGCGCAGGTTATTTGTCGATCGTTTCTTTTATCTTTTTTTCAACAGCCTGCCCCATGGCAGCCTCCGTTTCTTTTCGTCCTTTTCGGACGGAAGGAGCAACAAACGGAGTTGCAATCCACACGCTTGTGCCGCCTTCTACGCAGCGAGCAATCAGCGCATTCGGCTGTCCTTTCGGATGCCCTTTGGTCTGGATGCTGTTGTATCCGTTGAAGCCAAGCTTTGTATTCCACGCATAATTTTCATGGCTGAATTTTGCAATGCCGAACCCTTTTTTCAGGTCATCAGCCTGCTGCTGGCTTAATCCGTTCATGGGCGGTCCATTGGGGTGGGCATAATACTGCTCCTGCCCGGACGGCAGGCTGTGAATTGGAATCGTGTCAACGGCAGCTTTGATTTTGTCACCCATGACTTTTGCACCGGCATAAACGCCAGCTTTGCATACATCATCGGTGCTTTGGTTCAGCTTCTGAAGCTCTTTCATGTAAGCATCCAGCCCTTTTGCTTCGATCCTAGCCACAGCCAGACACCTCCCACCGCCAGCGGTAATGCCAGATTTTTGTATCAGCTTCATACATGGGTTGAAGCCTCTCCCACGCGATATGCTCGGAATCGTCAAAAGATTTTTCCAGCGCTTCGCACCACGGGTCGAACTCCATCGAGGTAAACAAGTCTGTCGTGCCGATCATGGCACGTTCGATGTGCTTACCGTCCGCAATAAGGTCGTCCGGCGCTTCTTCCTGCCAGACGAAATACCGCTTGGACTTCATCCGCCCGCCGTGGCTTACACGGTCTGTAACAGCTGTGTGGGCAGCAATGATGCACTCATACCACGTCATCCTTGGTGCCCTCCTGCAAGCTGTTGTCATAGTCATGTTCCACGGCACGCAACGCCAGATCCAGCGCAGGGGGCCAGCTTCGAACGGCCTGTACCGTGTCGATGCGGTAGTGCCTGCCGTCCTCGGTCTGGGCTTCGTCCTGGCTGGAAATAGCGATGCTCTGCGGTGCCGGCACGCGGATTACCCGGACGACCTCCGCCTGATTCTGACGGCTCAGGTACAGCCGGTTGATGCCAAGGCGCTGCTCCTCGTACCGCAGGGTGCACTTTGCCGTGCACTCCACAACAGGGGAGTGCCCGACCGGTGCGGCATCCCGGGTGGAAAATATCTGCACGACCCCGCTGTTGAAGGTCTGGCTGACCTCCGTGTCAGGGCGGGTCGGGCTTTTGCGTGTTCTCTGCAAAATCATTCACCAGCCTTTCGTTTCTTGCCGCAAGCAGCAGGTGCAGATAATTATGTTCGAAAATATCCGCTGCGCCGTCTCGGGTGTAGCGCACATAGTCCATCAGCAGCGCACGGGCAAGCCCGGGCTGCGTGTAGTCCTGCGCTGTTCCGATCTTGCTATCCAGATAGAGCATACCGGTCACAATGATGTCCCAGATCTTTTTGTCCAGCGCATCATCCGACCATGTGATATCAAGATAGTTTTTGATGTCCGGCAGCAGATCGGTATCGTACATCCCGATCATGGTCAGGACTTGGTGACCGTGACGGTGTAGGTCTTGACGGTCTCGCCGTCTGCCGCGGTCACGGTAATGGTTACGGTGTTGCTGCCGTCGCTCCAGGTCGCAGGCTTGCCGTTCTCAATCTCCTTGCCGCCCACTTCCACCTTGACCTTGGCGCCAGCGTTGGCGGGGGTAGCGGTGATAGTGTTGGAGGCCGCAGAGGTGGTAGCCGTATAGGTCACATTGCTGGAGGTAAAGCCCGGGGTCAGATTCAGACTGCCCAGCTTCAGGGCGCTCAGCGTTGCATCATTGGATGCGGCAGGCGCGGGAACGGTAGTCACGCGGTAAGTCATGGGCTGCAGGCCGGTAATGTCCAGATTCAGGAAGGCGTTGTTGTCCACCGGGAAGCCGTTGGCGTACAGCTTGATCAGGTAAACGCGCTCGTCCTCGAGGAAATGGTAATCATCGCTGTACTCGATGCGGCCGTTCTTGTTCATGCCGACCGGCGCAAAGTACAGATGACCGATACCAAACACAGCCTGACCACGCGGCAGCGCAGCGGTCTTGATGACGGTCAGGGGAACAGGGAAGATGTCGTTGCGGTAAGTGCCATCCGGGGCACGCACGGTGGTTGCAGGCATCACGCGCAGGTAGTAATCCTGCGGGTTGACCAGCAGGATCAGATCATCCGGGTCACGATCCTTGCCGTTGGCAGTCTTGCCCAGCAT